CTCTCATGTTGGCGATCACGTTACCGAGACTATCCAAGGCGAACATGAGCTCTACGTTCTTGGTGTTGGCCATGTCCAGCCAACGAAGGACTACCTTACCGTTCTCATCGCATTCCATCAACGCACGGATAGAGGCGCTATCTACAGGCATAGGGTAAGGTACCAACTTGTCTATATAGATCGAGTCTATACGATTCTCGATAGCGACAGGCTGTATCTTGGTTCGACACCCGGACAGGAAGAGGATACCGGCTATCGCCAGCATCCCGCAAATCATTCCCGTTCTCATAATAAATTCCACCCCGCAATAACATCCGACATATCTGCTTCTCTCCCATTCTCAAAACGGCTCATCCCTGCCACGATCCGGATCATCTGTTCTCGGTCGTTGATGTTTATCGGATCGTCAGCCGGGATTCCAGCGTAGTCAGATACAAATTGAATATACTTTTCCGTATGGTTCTCTTTCGGTGGCGCCCATCTTCCTATCATCTTGCGGATCGTATCCAGCTTATAGTTCCGGTAATAGTTCGACAGGATCTTGAAGATCGCCCTGTAACCGTATGCCATCGATTTAAATTGCTTGAACTCTTTGTCTGAGCTTGTCTTCTCTCCTTGGAAGACATCGCTATTCTTTCTGATGTTCCCGGGGTTGTTGTTACGTAATCCCCGGGGTAAATTGTTATTTCTCATTCCTTATCCTCCCTCATTAATAACCGTTCTGCGGCTCACGATCGCCGCATTTCTTTTTCTCGCACCTCTTTAAAGCCAGTTCTATCTTCACGTCCGAGTAGCTCTCTTTTAAGGTGAAAAGCTCGTCCTGCACCTGCCGGAGCCGTCCGGTCTGCTCAACGAACCGTTCCTCCTTCTCAGACAACTGCTTTTGCAAGAACTCGTTATACTCACGCAGGGCCTTGAACTCCTCCACGTCAGCTTGAGCGTCCGCTATACGGGCGTTCGTCTTACGGTTCGCCCACGCACGGATGCCCCATTTTATCCCCTCGATCCCGCCCATCGCACCGATTATCGCCAATATCGTATTCAAATCAACTCCCATAACTCGTTTTCTTTTAATATATACGGGGGCTTTTATTTGCCCGCCCCCGATAAGGCGTCACTCACCCTCGATCAAGTCGACCACCTGTCCGTAACCGCCGATCGTCAGCACTACGGAAGCGATACGCTTGATCAACGTCGCCTCCTCGGTAGTGATATCTATCTCCCCGTCCGACTCCGCTATCTTCTTGCCCAGCCGATAAACCTTGTATTTATCCTCATAGGGCAGTTGAAAACTAGGGCTGTCCGCGAAGAAGAAGATATTCTTGTACAATACCCTTGACAGGATACCGTTCGTCTCCTTGCCGTCAAAACCTTTCACGCTCACGTTAAAATTCACTCTCATACTCTAATCCTTTATTTATTTTGGCTCGATATAAAATATCCTGTTATTCGAATCCCACTTGACATAGAACACGTCACCCTTCGAGCCCGGGAGATTGTTCATCGTCGGGATGGGGTTAATCCCAACACACATTCGCCGGAAACTAGGATCGTCTCCCGGTAAGCCTGTCTTTATCTGTACACGGAAATATGGATTCGGCCATTGTTGCCCCACCATCTCCATCCCGAACTGCCCCATATTAAATTTGATATTACTGCCGGAATAGATTATATCGTCCTTATTCATCACGAAATCCCCGCATTGGACAAGTTTGCAATCAATGGCACGAGCAAAAATATTATCGACGCTCACATATCCTTGGGCGTTTACGATAAATTGCCCGTTGACGTTAAGCACGTTATCGTTATTATCCGGATCAAATATATGAACGGACCGATTCCCCTTCCTAATGACCGTGTTCCCGTTCAGCTCTATCCCGTCTATCGCCACCGATATCCAGTTCTCCACATCCTTGGTCTTGGCGAAGATCTTGGTGGCGTCGGCCTCGGTGATAAAGCCGGACGACATGATCTCCTCCATCCTCTCGTCCACGGCCGTCACGACACCGGATATGCGATCGTCCAGCACCCTGAAATCGGAGTACGTGGCGTATATCCCCAAGTCCGGCCTGTCGGACAGGTTGTTGTACCCGCTCGATCCGGCCTTTATCTGGATGTTCCCGGCTATCACCCCGCTAGCGAGGTCGAAGTAGGTATTCCCGTCCGGGGACTTGATCAAGCCGATGGTCATGCGCCCCGGAAGTATCTCGGTATAGCCATAGACCGCCTCCCAGCTCCTCGTACCGTCGAACTCCGTGCCCAACGTACCCACGAGGAAGTAGTAATACCCGTCCCCGGGATCGATCTTGGGACGTGCGTCATGGGTCAGCAGGTACGTGCCGGCAGACCCGTTCTTGACGCACTTGAGATACAGGTAATACGAGCCCTTGTCATCACCGAGATAAGGCGAGGTATAGGCCTCGATGTCCCAGAAAGAGTACTCCGAGACGGCGTGGGACACGGATATGGAGTCGATGCCGAGCGTCATGTGCTGGACGATACCGGCGGGGGCGGTGAACACCTTTGCAGTGTCGTTCATCACGAAATCCGGGGTATACTCCCGGGGACCCGTCTTGCTGTCGACGTATCGGTATTGCAGTTGCTCCGACCCGACACGTACCTGCATCGTGCTCACGGTGACAGGGTTGATCGAGGCGCCGAAACCCTCGATCGCCCTCTCCAGCATCTTGCCGGTCTCGACCATGTCACGCCATCTGCGCCGGGTCAACGACAGCGCCTCCTTGTGCTTCTTGTCGGTGACCACCTCCTCCGCCTCCAGCTTTCCGAGATCGTCCGACAGGTAGCCGGCCACGGGGGTGTTGGACAGCTCAAGCTCCGGGCTATGGGGCTTGTTTATATAGTCCCTCACCCCCGTGATCCGGATCAGGATGCCCTCCCTCTGGAACTGGGTATCGCTGAAATCGACATAGCCCCCGGGGATAAGCCTCGCCCCGATAGCCAACCAGCGTTTCCTCGCCCAGATGCCGTCAAGCTCCCCCTTGAACGTGAACTGCCGCTCCTCACGCTCGTAGAGGTAACGAGCGGCCTCACGGAACATGTCCCAGCTCGCCCCGGTCTTGGTGGCGTTGTCGCATACGTAGGCGGCGGGAAGGGATATGTTGAAGACGGCGTACTTGTCGCCGACCTCCGGATAAAGGGAGGCGTTCGGCAGCGTCATGCCATCCTGCTCGGACGAGACGATCTCGAACTTACGGCCATCATGTACGTACTTTACATCGAACTCACGGCCCGCCAAACGGCCTGTCTGGAAGATCACGGTCATGGTCTGGCCGGCGATCAGGCAATCCTCGAAATTCAGGTTATCTGGAATTGACGAGTCGTAGAAATCATAGAACGTGACATCGTTCCCGTCCGTGTCCCTGCCCGGCTCCGTATCGGTCTCGCTCACCGTACCAACACGGGAAGGATAGATGTCGCTGGCGTCGTAGCTGTCCTCGTTCCGTGAGGATAATGTCTTGTCTGCCCTGGTCACGTACATTCCGTCCGGATCGGTCTTGTAGGTTCTTCCCTCATATTCCAAAGTCTGTGACTTCGGGAGTAACAATGTCTGGCTGCCATAGGCCGAGTAATCGATATTCCGCTCACCGCCTTGCACGTACAATATCTCCACGGGGAGGTTGTCGCCTTGGTTCGCACGACCTACACCCGGAAGGAAACCGTTTCCCTTGCCATAGCTGAGAGCGACCGGGGCGTCCTTGAAGTACTCCACCTTGCGCAGGTGAACCGTCTTTCCGACGATCTCGAACTCCGTATCGAACTCCTGCGCGAACCGCCCCAAGACCGACCAGCAACTCTCATGATTGAACGACAGCAGTTTCTCCGGGGCCTCGATCACCGTGCCGACCGTCCAGCCGGAGTCATAGAGATTGAGGTTGTCAACCAGCAGCTCCACGAACATCCCCGGCGTGGCCGTCATCACGAACTTCACTTTGTACGGCTTGTCGGAGAGTAGCTTGTACTTGTATTTTCTCAATATCTCCTCGTTGCCGCCGAACGTTACCTTGTACTCGAAATTTCTGGTGCCCTTCTTCTCGAAGTCGGAGGGGTACCAGAGCGTGTACCGCTCCCCTTGGAACTCGATGTACGACCCTGTCGGCAGCTCCACGTGTCCCGGAAGGGAGTAATGAAGCTCCACCTTCTTGGCCTGCGCTATCGCCCGGTAACGGTAGCTGTCATCGTCCACCGGGATGTCCAATAATAATTTCCCCGTGTTATCATGTATTCTCATGACCCCATGTATTCAAGTTCGACAAGATTGTAGGCGGAAATGGTAGTCGCTGTAGATGCGTTTTCTATATATAACAGACCATCGGTTATAGTTATCTCTATGTCCTCGCAAAACTGTGTAGAAGTAGATATCGACTCGCCATTTTTGAAAAGTAATGTGACAGGTACCCCGTTTACACAAGTGGCGTTATTCGCCCATACTCTAGCATGATCAAGATTTGACGTGTGGGCGAAGAATCTTAAAATATATCTTCCATTCGGTAAATTTTTCACGGCAGCTACTGAAAAGGAATTTTCCTCTTTTGTGGCTCCATACATGAAATAACCAATGCTAGCGTTTATTGTGGACACGTTTTTGTATACGTAAGGAAGGTTTGCCAATGTGGCTGCGTAATACGCGCCTCCACTGTCGTCTAACCCGGAGTTATAAAATTTCACGACATTCACATAAGTTTTTCCCGTGACCCCTGCGATTTCCGCTCTCGCCATGCGAACCCCGACCTCATTGTTATCAATATCAACCAGAGAGCTCGTGTAATCACTACTGGTTGTATTAACATTCACCCAACAGCCATTAGACGGGGATTGCACTTTCTGTTGGTTGCTCCAATCATCCGATCTAAACGGTTGCAATATAGCCTTCCACGTCCCGCCGGGCGCCACCTGCCCGGAGACGGTCAGGCTCACGCTGTCGTACAGGGACTCGTTGGCCGAGGATCTCACGGTTATGACGCACGAGCCCGCCGAGACAAACGTCACGAGACCCGAGACGCTTACCCTCGCCACCGACGTGTCGGAGCTGGAATAGGCCACCGCCTTGTTCGTGGTGTTGGACGGGGATACCGTCACGGACAGCTGCGCCGTGCCACCGACGGCGTGATCCCCGGCAAGGGCCGCCTTATTAGTGACAGATACGGACGTTGGCATCACCACGGCGCCGGCGACGGCGGTAAACGAGGCC